TAACGGGTTTGCAATATTAGCCGTAAAATTAGGTTTAAAAAGCGAATCCATAATAAGACAATGGATGAACGGGAGAAAAATCCCAAAATGGCATCTTAAAAAACTCGAAAAAGAACTTCGGTCTGAGGGCTGCTAATGAAAAATGGTTGGATAAAGCTTCACAGGAAGCTTATTGAAAATCCAATATTCACAAATTCGGAATATTTACACGTATGGATTTACTGTTTATTGCGCGCAAATCACACTGAAAAAGAGGTGTTTTTTAACGGCTCTAAGGTGTGCTTAAAACCTGGACAATTCATAACAGGACGCAAGCAAATATCTGAAAACACTAATGTTCACGGTTCTAAAATTTTTAGGATATTAAAAATGCTAAAAATCAAACAGCTAATTGAACAACAAACAACGAATAAATACTCAATAATTACAATATGTAACTGGAATTTATACCAGAAATGTGAACAGCTAACCGAACAACAGATGAACAACAAACGAACAACAGATGAACAACAGATGAACACAGACAATAATGTAAAAGAATGTAAAAAAATAAAAAAGAATGTAAAAGAAATATTATATAGGCAGTTTGATCATTTGAAAATTACAGAAAATGAATTTAAAAAACTTACCGAACTTGGTTACTCAAAATCACAAATTGATCAGATACTCGATGACATATCAAACTACAGGAAAAACACTAACTACAAAAACTTATTCTTAACCGCAAAAAATTGGTTAGCAAAAAGGGGAAGGGATGCGCTATTGAATCAAGATGCACCAGTGGGGATGTCGAAGCAAACCATTAAAAATTTAGAGGTCGCCGCTAAATGGACAGAAAGGAAGCAAAATGAAAAATAGCGATATGAAGGAATTCAATCTTACATTGGCAATGATGTTTGATTTGTTCGATAAAGAAATAACGGTTCCTAAAATAGAAATATATTGGGATTCTCTAAAACAATTTACGATTGGGGATGTGTGTATAGCAATAAGAAAGGCATGCGAAAACAACATTTTTCTACCCAAACCAGTGCAGATTAAGTCATATCTAGTTAAGGATGATAAAAATTTGGCAATGGATGCATGGTTAGAAGTGCTCGCTGAAATAAAAAGAGTTGGATGTCAAGATGCCACCGCAAGCGATCAAGTCATTAAAAAAGCTGTACTTTACGCAGGAGGTTGGCACGCCATTGGAATGGCCAAAGAAAAAGAGATACAATTTTTACAAAATAAATTCATTGATGGATTTTTATCGTATAAAAAACAATGTGCTATAAAACAAATAGAAAACAATGAACCAAACGTAAAAAACTTGATAGGAAAAGTTTAAGTCGGGAAGGTGATTTAAATGAATAATTGGAAACCAGTCGAATGTTTTGATGTAATATCGGATAAATTATGTAAACAAATCAACGTGATTAAAATAGATGACTCATTCTCATTTTTCTACGGCGACGAAAATGGATTTCACAGCGATTTTCACATTGATTTGGATAGTGACTATGTAACAATTAAAATAAAACTGTCAGAATCGAACCTCGTAAGTGAGAGAGGTATTTTAGATAGCAGTTACATTTTTATATCTGATGATAATATGAAATGTCAGGCAAAATACGTTTTGAGGTTGATATGAATAAAGAACAAGTATGGGTAAATATAGACAGCGAACATAAAGAAGTAGTTATTGTATTATCCAACTATAAACCCGTTGCGCAAAAACGTCATAGAGACGCAAAAAATGGCGGGAAATATGATCCATCTAAGCCTGACAAAATAAATATTGGATGGTTGCTAAAAAAGGCCGCGCCAAAGAACCCGTTTTCTGGTCCGGTTTGCATACGCGCGACATATTGTTTCAAAAGACCGCCATCACATTATACTAAACGTGGCAAACTAAAAAATTGCGCACAAGAGCGCATGATAAATAAGCCAGACATAGATAACCTGAATAAGCTGCTATATGACTCAATGACGGGTCTATTTTGGGTTGATGACAGTCAAATAACAACTGGCCTTGGTGTAAAAAGATGGGATGATGTAAATGCACTGCAAATAACAATAATTTACATGGATATTACAGAAGATGAATTTAGAAAGCATTACACAAAAGATAATTTAATATATAAAAAAAATGATGACAATATGTTATTCGATTTTAACAAGGAGAGCGAATGAATTATGTATGGCGTTCTTTGGAATTATAAGTGGTTGCACTTATAGGCAGAAGATAAGTTTACTGTAATGGAGTGCGCACAAAGTTACAGTGGTTGTCTAACGGTGGTTTGGTTGCTCTTACTGCTTCTGGACAAACAAGGTAGCCATCCCTTTCCCAGTATGGGGCAACCGCTTATAATTCCAAAGAACGCCAGATAATTGCATACAACAAATAAAAGGAAAGGAGATCGAATGAAAACTACAATAACTAAACGAGGTTTCGATTTAATAGAATTTGATGATTATTATGGGGAATCATGCTCATTACAAAAAAGCTCAATCGCATCACTTGATGCGATATGGTTTGGCATCCATAATGCAATCCCAAAAGTATTAAGCAATGCTGGATGGGTGGACTATCCAATCCATTCAGATGTACTGTTGACAACGCGGATGCACCTGACACAAGATCAAGTGAAGGAGCTGCTGCCGTACCTGATTAAATTTGCGGAAACAGGTAATATTAATTTAACAAAGGAGACAAAATGAAAAAATTAATTGAACAAGTTGAAGGCGAGGGACTAGAAAGTCTTCTCGGAGAAATGGTAGAAATCTGGTGTGAGTGCTATATTTACCACGGAAAATTGATCGGGGTAAATGACAATGACATATTGCTTGATAATGCGAGCATTATATATGAAACGGGGCCGCTCAATGAAGCAGGCTACAAAGATATACAAACATTTGGGTTGAAGCAACGGTATATCAGGGTATCCAAAATAGAATCGTACGGGCTAGCATTATGAGTCTAGGCGCAGGGCGTAGAAAATCAATTATATCATGGTCAGGGGCAGCGTCACGGGCACGGGCAAGGTCGGGGGAATGGTTATGGTCAGGATCATTGGCAGGGGCAAGGTCAGCGTCAGGGTCATGGGCACGGGCATCGTCACAGTCATGGTCAGGGTCACGAATATAACGAATTAATAAACAAATTTAATCTACGAAAAAAGGAGACAAGATGAAAAAATTAATTACAATAAGAGATGAAAGCAATGTTCTGAGAATTGCAAAGAAGTATGCACTACCTCTAATTGAAAAAGGATGTGTATACACCACAAAATCAGTTTACAAAAGGGCTAAAAAAAAGAAAAATGTTTTGCCAGCGTAATTTTTATAAACGCTGTAATATGGGGCGGGACCGTTCCTCTCTTTGTTAATCATATCCGCCCCTTTTTTTTATAACAATCACAGAAAGGATTTATAATGGAAAAAGTATTTGAAAGAATCAAATCTGATTTTACTAAACACACAATATCATCGCTGAACATTATACTTGACACAATGACAAACGAGTTTGATAGGTCACTCAAAAATCTTAGAAATGCGATGTCATTGGAATTAAAAATATTATTGGAAAAGGAACGAGAGGAATATGAAGCGAAAAAAAGAGCAGCTGCAAATGACTAATATTATAAAAAATCATCCCCATTGTGTACAATGTGGTGACGAAATGGTGTTTACTACAACAGGCGAGTTTTTCCACCATGTTTGCCACAACACTAAATGCCCTAACTTTGGATTGCTACAAATTGGGATTGAAAAAATGAGAAAGGCCATCCATGATGAAAAAAACACCAATAAATAAAAACAGCCCGTTTTTAATTACATGGCGGCAAATAGGTGAATATATCGGGGTTTCTGCTAACACTGTCAAAAAATGGCATCATACGATTTGTAAGATTCCATTATCAAAACTAGGACATGCAAGAAATCATCGTGTAATTGTCAAAAAAGCCATCATTGAAAGATGGGTGAAGTATATTGGGAAAAACCGGCCACTCTATAGCGATGCGTCAGACGAGTTTGCAAAGTCGATTAGGTTGCTGAATAAATTAGATAAGCAATAAATATAATCAGCATCATTGATTAAGCAATGAGTTCCATTAAAGCATTCAGTCTTCTTGCAAACAATCCTTACATTTACTTCGTAACATAATTTTATTAATTCATCAGGAACTAATATGTGTGTTTTATCTGTGCAAATGGTAGCATCACCAATAAACACTCGATCTTGCAACCTTATATAATCAAAATCAAGATTTTTTGGAGTGCATGATAATAGTGACAGAAGAAATAACATGGATACAATTTTCATTTTTTTTCAATTTTTTTGATTGCCAATCTTGCTGTGATAAACCCGCCGGAACCCAATAATCCAATTAAAAACTGAAAAGTTTGTTCATCAACAATTCCCATATATTTCAGAATTGAAACAACAAATATGAGCAATGAAACGATAAAAGTTTTCTTGCCTGATAAAAAAGTAATCAATGTTGACATAATCACCTCTTGTTTTTAAGTTTAATTTTTTTATACAATTTATACTTGCTTACAAGCTCTTCATATAGTTTTTGGGCTTGTATGTGATCATTTTCTCTCAGTGCAGTTTTTATTTCTTTTGTCTTTTCGTTTATTTGTCCCCATGTCCAATCAATGCCTCTATCTGGAGTAACCTTGTCTATAACATATTTTATTAATGCAATAAAAATTCCAAGAATGGTAATAAGCAATTTCATGTGTCAACCATTTGACATTTTGTATTAGTTCATGTTAACATGTAAATATAATGAAATCTAGTAAAAAAAACATAACAAAAGAACAGATGAGTGAGGAGTTCGAAAAAATATCGGATGACCTAGAAGCCACACTTAATCGTATACGCAAAAAACTTATTGATAAAACCGAGGATCTTGCAATAGAAACTTTGGTTGATGCAATGAAAGACAGATTTCATGATATGCCAAGTGCTATAAATGCAGCGAGTAAAGCCCTCAAATATGCCGGACTAGAAAAACAAGATCTCAATATAAATCAAGAAAAACCGTTCAAGATAATCATAGAAAGATACGATTCCAAACCAAAGGAAGGCTGACTTGGAAGTTAAAAGAATAAGACTTACAAGCAAGCAAATTCAACTATATGATTCGTTGAAAACACACTCCGTTATTTTTTTTGGTGGTGCTAAAGGAGGAGGCAAATCTCATGGTCTAAGGACAATTTTATATTTGATGGCACTTGAAAATCCAGGAATATCAATAGCAATATTCAGGAGAACATATCCAGAACTTCGATCAAATCACATCGACAAAATTCTAATTGAGCATCCAGAACTTAGGCCATATTACAATAAATCAGAACACATTATCCGATTGCCTAACATGTCAATAATAGAGTTTTGTTATTGCCAACGATATGAAGACGTCTACTTGTATCAGGGTCGAGAGTATGAAATAATTGCCATCGATGAGGCAGGACAATGGGAGTTTTCAACATTCCATACACTAAGAGGATCAAACAGAACCAGCAAACAAGGTATAATACCAGTAACTATATTGACTGGAAATCCAGGAGGAATTGGCCATAAATGGCTGAAAAGACTATTTATAGATAAGCAATTTAAAGCAAAAGAAATACCAGAAGACTACAAATTTATTAAATCTACCGTCTACGACAATCCATTTTTAATGGAAAACGACCCTGGTTATATTTCCAGATTAGAGGCAGAGCCTAACGATATGTTAAGGCGCGCTTATCTTTATGGTGATTGGGATGTTTTTGCAGGGCAATTTTTTAATGAATTTAATAGGGATGTTCATGTATTAAAAGCAGACTTTCCCATGGAAAAACATTGGATAAGGTTTGGTGCATATGATTCAGGTTATACCCATCCGGCTGTTTTTGGATGGTTCGCATGCGATGAAGAGGGAAAAGTGTTTTTATATCGTGAACTTGTTGTTAGAGGTAAGAGGCCGGAAGAAATCCATACTATGATTTACGATTATCCTGATTCTAAAAATCTCGAATATATTGATGGCGGGCATGATCTTTGGTCAATACAAAGAGATGGTGGACCAACAATTTCAGATCAATTTAGCAAACTTGGGTGCTATATGAAAAAGGCAAATATAGACAGAATCCAAGGAGCAGCTCATGTGAGATCGTTTTTAGCTTATAAAAATATGCCAAACGGAACAGTTGGCCCTAGACTTTTCATTCTTGAGAATTGTACTCATACTATTGATACGATAACACGGATGATTCACGATGATAAAAGACCAGAAGATGTTAAAAAGGTAAACGCCACAGATGCAGATCCATTTGGCGGAGACGACTGCTATGACATGCTTAGATATGGGTTAATGTCAAGGCCAAGGACAACCATTCCTGTCGCAGACGGAAAAATTTTAAGTTATGACGAAAGAGTGCATATATGGCATGAAAAACATAAGAGAAAATTATCTAGACAAATAAACAAAAATTATGATAATATTCTTGGAAAAGATTGGTAATTATTTTTATGGGTTAAAATGATTGAAATAATTCTTAGCTCAATTATTGCATTTCTATTACTATTCATATCTTTTATGTTCATTATTTACAGTAAAATCGTCAAGGAATTGACAGATAAAATAATGTCAAAAGATTACAAAGAATATTCTATTTACAAAAATAAAAAAATTGAAACCTCAATTGATACTAAAAAAAAGGAATCAATTAATGATCCTGTCTTAGGTTCAAATTATTAAAAGGAGAATATATCATGGCTTTAACATTTACAGCAACTTCGCCCGTAAAAGTGACTTCATTGGGACGAATCGCAAATGGGACTATTAATTTTGATAGTTCTTATCCATCCGGAGGAGAATCCTATTTAGCGTCATTGTTTGGATTATCAATTGTTGAATCAGTTGAATTTGGTGAATCGATTAGTGGAAAGATATTTGAACATGACAAAACAAACAAAAAAATAAAATTATATAGTGGCGGTTCTTCAACTGGTACTACTTCCGCTGGGACTTCACATAATCATGCATTTACTGGTAACGCCGATTCTAAGCCATTGATTGTTGAAGAAGTCGTTACCGTTACGGCAAATGTTGGTACGTTAGCAAAAGCACCTAGGTATATTACAGCAATAGATGTTACCGCTGGTGGTGTTACAGGTGCATTTAGCGTAATTCCAAATGGGGAAACTCCTATTACCACACAATGTGCTGTAAACGTTACAACTGGCGCCTTAACTTTCGCTGCGGCCGATGCTGTAACTTCTGTCAGAGTAACTTATTTCACACAACGATCTGGAACATTATTCTCAACAAATAATCTAATTGTAGATGAACCTGTTATTGCAAGCGCATCTAAGGTGAATTTATCAACAAGAGCCGCATTGGTACAATATGTTTATGACAGTACCGGCGGAACAGTTCTTACTCCTATCCCTTCAGGGGAAGCACCTGGCGCAGGTGAATATGCATTAGATATTAATGACGCTGGGAACACTTCTATTGACACTAACGCTGGCATTGACGGGAACTCATTGAAAGTAACATTTGTTCCATTCTCAGCATTAACTTCTACGAGTCAATTTATTGACGATACTGACATCACGTTGATTTCTGAAGTTGGATATCTGAGTGAGAAGGGATATTCAATTACAAATGCAATAAGTAATGTGAGTCCTTTTTATGAAAGCGACACAAGTGCTTCTACGAAACCAACTATTGCATTGACACATAATGCAGATCCTGTCGGGGTTTTATCCGCAAACCCTCTTTTTATTGTAGAGGGATATGGTGATTCTCAAACGAATATTGGTGTATTGCAATCAAATTGCAACGCAACCACAGATGTTTTAGGTGAAACAGCAAATGGAATTGGTGGTGGCGTTGCCGCATCTTGTAGGTTTTTTGTAAAACACAATTTAACACCAGCTGGTGTCCAAATTTACATTAATGAATCGGCGTCAGATCAATTGAGTGCTAATTTTGTAAGTGAAACAGATTGTTATGTTGTGATGCCTTTTGAAATGGCCGCAGGTGGGATTCCTGGTCATGCATGCAGGGTCCTTGTAAAGCATGACGCGAGTGCAGCTACTTACAAGCCATTATATTTTGATGACAATGGTGCCGCAGATGCACAATTATGTTTTGTTGATACAGGTGCCGCTGGTGGAACAGTTCCAGCCGCAGACGTTACAGTCCTTGGAAACAATTACCTGTATGCGGTTTCTGGAAATCTTGGTGTAGCAGCAGCTCAGACAATTACAAGAACACCAGTCAACTACGATGGCTTATTAATTCCTGGTCACGGAGTCCATGTTGTAGCTGAAGAGGGCGGTGGAGTAAATCACGCCATGTTATTGGCTGGACCAAGTCAATCCGCATCCGATGGAGTTGCTGTTTGGAATCCTAATTTAAATACAATTACAACGAATGAAACCTCAGCTGTATCTACATTGGCAATGTCAATGGTAGCATTTCCGGAATGGGCAAATCCTGGCACATCACCCACAGGATCAAACGCTGCCGAAGCAACCCATACTCATTCGATTACCGCTGCTTCGGCAGCGGAGGTTGGAAATGGCACAGATCAATCAACCGTAAGCGTTGAAGCAACAATTTACGGTTCATAGGGGATTATATGAAATACATTGTCGACAAATCAACATTTGATAAATTATCAGATGAAGATAAAAAATTAATCGAGAGTAATTGCGAACAAATGGAAATTGATCCGGAAGAAGATGATCATGAAGAGAATGCTGGCGATATGAGTGATGAAGAGAAAAATAAAATTAAAGACTTTGACACTGCACATGATAAAGGTCTCGCGATTATAATTGGTATGGGTAAACCTAAGAAGGCAATGAAAGAATGATTGAATTAGAATCTATATTGGATGATGCCGAACATATTGATGAACTCGAAATTATTTCTGATATAGAAAAAAAAATTAAGAATGCAGAGCCACTGCTGGAATCTTTTCATCAGCAGTGGCTTATGAATATTGCAATGCGCAAAGGGTTACAATGGGCACAATATAACAGAATAACCAAGAAAATTAACTATAACCCATCTTCTGAAGGTAGGGTGAGGATGGTTATAAATAAAATGCTTGGTATTCATCAAACAAGATTATCTAAAATAATAAAAGACATTCCAAGATTAGAATGTGTTCCAGCTTCACCTCAAGAAGAAGATAAAGACCTTGCAAGAAAAGGGACAAAGCTTTTAGATTGGGTTTGGCAAAATGAAAAAATGCCAGAAAAGATTGTGAAACTTGAGGGATGGAACGTGGATTGTGGTACAATATTTTTGATGCCACGATGGGACATTAACAAAGGTCCAGAAATCCCTGTTTATAAACGCCATGAAGGACCAATAAACGGAGATGAGCCCTATCACATAGACGAGGAAGGCTATATTATCGACGATACTGGTGAAAGAATCATGGAGACAATGTCGATTGGTGATGTCGCCATCGACATCGTTGTTCCTTTTGATGTTGTAAACGATGGAATGGCTTCTGATATTGAATCATCTAGATGGGTAATTATTCAACAATCTATGACATTGGATGAAATTCAAATGAGATGGCCTGAAAAAGGCGAAGAAGTAAAAGAAGAAAAAGACCTTAAAACAAGAGCTACATATCAAAGAAAACTTCAGGCAATGGTCGGGGTGACAAATGAGTATTTTTCACCTGAATATAAATCTGAAGAAAAACTTGCCACATTAAAAACATTATTCGAAAAAAGTTCTAAAAAATATCCTAAAGGGAGAATGGTAATTTATGCAAATGGCGTTTTGCTGGAAAGCGGACCAATGCCATATGATAAAGACGACATCCCTTTGGTTCAATTTAAAGACATTGATATTTCAGGATGCTTCTGGGGAATGGGGAGCATGGAAAATGCAACCCCGATCCAAAAAGGATATAATAAGTCATTTTCGCAATTAATGGAAAATGCAAATGCAATGGGAAATACTAAGTTAATGGCTCCAAAAGGCCATGGAATGACAAAGACTTCATATGATGATACTGGAAATGAAATCGTCGAGTTTAATTCCGGATTCGAACCACATCAATTGCAACCAGCTGAGGTGCCAAGTTATGTAATTAATTTAATTCATTTATTTGATAATGCTTTCGAAGATGTGTCTGGCATGCATGAGGTGTCCAATGCACAGGTTCCTTCTGGTATAAAATCTGGTAAGGCAATCATGGCGTTGCAAGAGCAGGATGATACAAGGCTTGCACCAAATAAAATGTCATTATTTAGAGGTCTTGAAAGACTTGGAATAAAGATATTAAAACTTTATGAATTATACCAATCAGAAGAACGAACATTGCAGATAACTGGTGATTCTGTTCTTGACATTGAGCAGGTGAAAATAAGTGAACAAGAGATAAAATCTTTAAACAAAGACGTAAGAATACAGTCAGAAAACATTATCGCATCGAATAAAAGAGTGCAACAAGAAGTGATAATGGATATTTATGACAGGGGTATTTTAGGAAAAAAAGATGATCCAAAAACAAACAAAATATTGCTTCAATTATTGGAATTTGGGAACATTTCTGAATTATATGAGGACGAAAATCAGAGTAGCGCACAGGCAAGGATTGAAAACAAATTGTTGACAGAATTCCTAAACTTGAAACCTCTCGTTGATCCTGAAACAGGGATGACAATATATTCAATCGATGCGTTGTATTTTGAAGATCATCAGGCACATTTAGACGAACACAATAAGCTTAGACGATCTCCACGGTATCGCTCATTTAGTGATACACAGAGACAATCTATAGACTATCATGCCAAAATGCATGAAAATTTTATGGGGATTAATAACAAGCCAGCACCTCAAAATCAAATGAATATGCAACAGGGCACTGCTCAACCACAGCAGGCACCCTCACAACAAGGACCTGTTTCGCCTATGGTTGGCCCTAACGCGTAATCAATATTGAGACTGGGAAAGGGGTAAAGAATGGAAGACGAATTATTGGACAACGCGCCAGATTCAGCAGAAGAAACTTTGGAAGAAAATGAAGATAAAATAAATTCTTTTGATAGCGAAGAGCTGGAAAAGAATGTTATGAATGCATTTGACGACAAAGACAAAGAAGCTGTTGATGATGGAATGGAAGTCAAAAATGAAACACCAAATGCAGAGGTTCCAGAAAACATTCCAACATTTGAACTCAGCAAAAATATGTCATTAAAACTTGGTGACAAAATTACAGCCGAGCATCTCAAAGAATTGGAAAGGAGTTTTTTGCGTGAAAGTGATTACACAAAGAAAACTCAGCAAATAGCAGAACAAAGAGAACAGTCATTGGATATTATCAATGCACATGAACAAATTATGAAAGACCCTCGCGCATTAAGACATCATTATTCTGATCAATTATTGTTGTCGGCATTTCATCCACATGATCTTCTAGTTAATGGATTAAAGATTAATAATATTCCCGCAAATGAGTGGAATGAATTTATTGAATGGAAAAAAGAACTTGGTGAACCAGTTCAATCAAAACAGATTGATCCTTATGCACAACAGTTTGGAGTGTTCCAGAATAAAATTTCACAGATTGAATCAACATTGAATAAAATTCATTATGACAAGATTAAGCAAGAGCAGGATATTGTTTATAATCAACAATTACAAACACTGGAAAGTGAAATTGACAGCGCACTGTCAAAATATCCTAATGTTGAAAAACATCATCTTTTGGTTGAATTGGCATCCAATAAATCGTTAGAAAACATGGCGATAGAAGATATTGCAAAACAAATGAATGTTAAAGTTCAATCTATGATTGATGATAAATACAACAATTATATAAACAATTTAAAGGATAAACAAAAACAGAAAGTGCAAAAGCCTTCTGGAAATAGCATTCCTTTAGAATCAAGACCATCTAAAACATTTGACGAAGTTAATCAACGCCTAAGCAGTGTTTTTGGCGTTGATATTTAATCGGAGGTAATTATGTCAACAACTATGTCAACACTCGCATCGGTCCTCAAAAATGACTATATTGGACCAATTCGAGAACAATTAAACAACGCTACTGTATTATTAACACAGTTAAAAAAATCTACAAAGGAAGTCGTTGGATCTTCTGTTGTACTTCCACTTCATACCGGAAGAAATTGGGGCATTGGAGCAAGAGGAACAACTGGAACAGGTACGCTTCCAACTGCTAGAAACCAACAATATAAATCAACAAGCTTTGCTACCAAAGATGTTTATGGCAGAGTTCAATTTGATGGAAAAACCATTCGTGCAACAAAAACAGACAAGGGCGCATTTCTAAGAGCAGCAACTTCTGAAATAGAAGGGATGACCAAAGACTTAGCCAATGATATTAACAGACAGCTTTATTTAGATGGATCAGGAACATTGGCGACTTATGCTTCTGGAACTGGTACAACTACAATCACCGTCGACTCTACACAGTATCTTCAGGCCGGCATGTATATTGATTTTAATGCTGGTGGCGGTGGATCTTCTGTTGCAATACTGATTTCATCGGTAGATTCTTCAACAGTATTCACAGCAGCGGCAACTGTAACTGCTGCTGGTAGTGACCCTATTACTTTGTCTGGCGTTGGTACTACGGATGAATTAAATGGATTGGCATTAATCACCAATAATACTGGAACACTTGAAGGTATTACAACTGCATCTTATTCAGAGTGGAAAGGCAATGTTTATGGTAATGATTCTGCCCCAGTTGCATTAACACAATCTGATATGCAACAAGTGATTGATGCATGTGACAAAAAAGGCGGGAAAGTAGATTTTATTATTACTTCTCACGAAGGAAGGAATGCATATATAAACATTCTTTCAAGTCAGGTGCGCTTTAGTAATCCTGCGCCTACAAAATTAAAAGGCGGTTTTGAGTATATCGATTTTAACGGTATTCCAATAACCGTGGATAAACATTGTCAATCTAATGACACAGCAACAAGAATGTTTTTCTTGTCTATGGACACATTAAAAATCTACCGCATGGCTGATTTTGATTGGATGCAAGAAGACGGAAACATCCTTGCTCGTCAAGTTGGTGCGGGTGCTACTGAATCCTATGAAGCGACTCTCGTTTGTGACATGGAATTTGCTACAACTGCACGTAGACAAAATGGAATTTTAAAAGGCATTTTACCTGTTTAGTTAATTAAACTACTTTATGTGGCCCGCGTTAGATGTGACGCGGGCCACAAAGGAACTATTATGGGATTAATAGAAATAGTACAAGATCCAAACAATTTTAAATGGATAGGAGTACCTTTTAGAGATAGATATTCTCTGTCATTGAAAATTAGCCAAGAAATTCTTGAAAAGATTCAAAAAATTGATGAGCTTCTTGATATTAAGTACCATTTACCAGATCATAAATGGCATCTTGTAAGATATTATAATGGCAAGGATAAAGGTGAATTTTGTAGAGTTTGGGCGTTAGAAGATAACGAAGAAACTGGAATGAGAAAAGAACCAGGCCTTTGGATTGTTGACATGCTTAAAAAAACAGATTTAAGAAACACATCAACAAAAGAATTTGTAAGAAAAATGGATGAAAATAATTCAAATTTAGAGAAGAAACTCGAAGAAAACAGAAAAGATTTAGCAAAAGATATTGCAAAAGAATTAAGGAAGCCATTAATAAAACTTATTGAAGATGGTGGAGATGCTGATTACAAGGGGGTCTTTTAATGGAACACCATGAATTTGGGTGCATTAATTGCGGAAAACCCAGAAACAAAAAATATATTATCAACAAAGATTATGATGTTTATTACAAAGACAGTGTTTCTAATTCATTGATGCGAGTAGGTTTCTGTAAGGATTGTTTCGATAATGGTTTGATTTATGATTACAAAAAAATAAAAGACAACCTTGTTAAAAGCGAAAAAAAATGTGCGGATAAAAATCCATTCTTATTAAAGAATTATAAAACAATAGAAAGTGCGACTTTTGTGGCTTGTTTGTCTTATAAGTCATATCATGAGAAACTAAACGAAAAACTTTCTAAAAATATGAATATTGAATCTCATGAATATGTAAACATTGTTGGTGGAGAATGAACTTATCAGATATTATAACAATGGCAAGGGAATATGTCGATGAGCCTCCAAGTGAGGCTGCAGACTATTCGGATGCCAACTTGTTGATGTTCATTAATAGTGAACACAAAAATATGTTTAGCAAGGTACGCCAAACGTATGAAGACTGGTTTGGTCGTGAAACCATCACACAATTCACCACAAATACATTAAAGTATCATCTTCCATTAGATGTATTCATGATTAGACGTGTAGAAGTGCTTCCAAGTGGAGTCTCAGGAACATATCCAAACTTGTCTTATGATGAGTTAAACGGCGAAAAATATCTTGTCGATGAGATAAGTTTAGATGATCAAGGACAAATATATGATTTATCTCAGCGTGGAGTAATTGGAAATGCAGAGGCCTATTATATTTATGAAAATACAATTAATTTTACGAACGGAACAGATACCTCTTCTTCTAGACATTTTAGAATCTATTACATCCCAACCGCTCCAAATTTACATAAAGCAACCGCAATCACTGGATCATCAAACTCAATAACACTTGGTGTAAGTGGTGCAGCAACAACACTCGGAACAGTTTCTCCAACAAACAACTATTATTCAGGAATGAATATTGAAATAATTTCTGGAACAGGTGCAGGACAGTTAAACAAAATAATTCAATACGTTGGATCAACCAGGATCGCAACAGTCGCATTTAATTGGAACACAACACCAGACGCAACTTCAGTTTATTCAATTAACAGTCCTATCCCTGACGATTTTCATGAACTACTAGCTTATGGGGCATCTATAAGAGCAAAGGCTAAAACAGAGGATGACATAATGGTTTTAGCTCAGTTATATTCACCTTTATTAGAAGATATGAAGCAATCAATGGAAAGTCGAAACACACAAAAATCCAGAAGAGTAATTTCAACATGGGAGTAATTTAATTATGAAACTAAAAAATCTATCGGAAAAAGAAGTAATGTTATCATGGGGATCAAGTAATTTTTTTATAGAACCAGGTGAAGTAAAAGAATTTGGATCAAGGGTTAGTATTGCATTTTTACAAAGATTCAAACCGAATGTTGTTATCTTCAACGAAGACGACGAAACTGACAAAAATTCTATTACAGAAGAAATTGAAATAGTAGACAACTTTATAGCAAACAAGTCCGTGAAACAAAATAAAAGAAAATCTAAAAAAGAAGAGGTATTAAATGGCTAACAAATATGATTTAAAAGAGGCCAATATATCACAAACAATTGATGCCCATGGAACAAATTCTGGTGCAACTATTCATTGCAATAATTATCCAGATATTGTTTCAGTCCAAATAGTTTGGTCTACTCATACGGGTACTTCAACATTTGTTTTGCAGACGTCAAACAATGGAAGCAACTGGGACACAGTAGCCGGAACTTCAACAACAACTTCCGGAGTGTCAGGATCTACAACACTATTAATATCGCCGAATATATTTAAGTATTTAAGATTAACGATAACAGCAGCTGATTCAAATGTAAACGCATCTTATGCTGTTTATTATCACATGAAAAATAACAAATAAATATAAGAGAGGACCAAGATGGGTGTAGCAAGATTTTTAGATATTGGTCATAGATTAGATTCTACTGAATATTTATTGCAGGAACAGAGAAACACTGATTATAACATTTATGTTGCAACAACTGGAAGTGACACTACTGGCGACGGAACTTCTGGCGCTCCTTTTAGAACGTCAGACCGCGTGTTATATGAAATTTCAGTACGGTCAAATTATCGTTGCACAATTAGATTCTCTGCTGGAACATATGTTTTTCCATTAGAAGTTTGCAATTCTTTCCATATGGGATTTCATAAAATGTACGGCGATTTGTCTACTGTTTCCAGCCATACAATAGATTCAATGGTTGCAAATACAGAGCCAAATGGGACCACACTTCGAGTAGTGCCTTCACCTGGATGGACTCCAAATGCACATATTGGCAAAATGGTCAAATTTACGTCAGGAACATTAAACGGGAAATACGGTGTAATATACTGGAATGATGCTGATGATATTAGCTTTATTACTCAAGATTCAGCCTTTACTACACCAGCTGCAACAGACACTTTTGACATTGTCGAGCAATCAGTTACGCTACAGCTAACGACTGGCACAGGATTGATATATACTCCTGAAAGCGACGGTTACACTGCAGAAGCAGCAAGCAAATGGCTTTTCAGAGATATTAAATTCACAAGCTCGATTTCAGCGTTTGCAACACAGTATTCTGTTTTAAGATTTCAAAGGTGTAATATCCAATTGCTTACAGCTACCACGTCTAATAATTCTTTTGTCCAATATTATAATTGTTATGTAAAAAGCTCAAGTAATTACACGTTAACAGCGAGCGAAAACTCCATGACACTATTAGCCTATGGCAATGTCATCGATGGAAATTCTACGCTCGGATGTTTATTTAGGAATCAAGCTGGCATTAGATTTTTAGGGGGAAACGTATTTTCTAATCTTGGAACCGATGGAATCCAGATAAGTCATACTTTTTCATCATATGACAGATCGACTGCATATATTAGATTTTTTAATTGCTCAGGTGGATTTCAACCAAGATTAGATGAAGTTGTTCCAACTGATCCATTGACAGGTGGAAGCTATATTGATTTGCCAAACATATATGGAACAACTAGCGCAGACTATTTGATTTGGGCATGTAAAGGGTCTATATACAGATTATATACAAGCACCGCAGTAACAACAAGTATGGGATCAAATGTTTGTTCGATAGATGGAGCAAATCCAAGTTATTGTTCGCCAGGTGAAGGAACTAGAATTTATGGAAGTGGAAATGAGGCAGACAATATAATAATTGCAGATGCGACAACTGTTGATGTTTCTTTTTCATTATGTGAAAATCCCGCATGGGTAACTTCTGCAAATGGTGGAGCTACCGCTATAACAAACTTCACAAATGGACATGAAGGGCAAATCATAATAGTCAGAGGTGGAAGCGCAACAAATTCAACAACAATTGCGGATGGTGGTAATTTTGAATTAGCAGGAGGAGCTGGACTAACATTTGGTGTTGACGTAACTGTATGTCTTAGACTATCAGGATCTATTTGGAAAGAACTTTGGAGGAGAGCCGCTTAATGAAAGAGCGATTCTTTGAAAAGAATTTTGATGCAATATATGGATTAAAACAATCCTATGCTATCACCAATATGCCTTTTGGTTCATTGTTATCTGTTTTAAATATGAACCTTGATGGTCGTGGTGGGAAATCCAAACGCAAGGGTTATACTAAATTATTTAATCTCCCAGTCACAAACAAGGTCTTATCCTTAATAGATTACCATAGAAGCAATGGGACAAGCGAAGTCGTTGCTTTTGCAAATACAACAATGTATTCGTGGAATGGTGCTGCTGTTAGCGCACTGATAACAGGCCTAACCGTAGACACAGAATGGCGATTCCAGATTTACCAAGATAGATTGCTTGGCGTTAATGGAGTTAATAATAATTTTACTTATAATGGAACCACTTATACTAAAATAGGACTATCCGCCCCAAGCGGTCATGTGGCCGTCGCTACAAATGCAGATGCTGGATCTACCCTTGATGGAATCTATCAATATGTCGTAACTTTCTATGACTCTACTCGTGGAGCTGAATCAAATCCTGTTGATATTACAACTGCACCTGCAGTAAATGTCGGAGCAACTGGAACAAATGATGCAAGACTTGGTCCGTTCCCAACAGTAGGAGCAGGGGAATCGGCGGACAAATACCGAGTTTACAGAATGTGGGTGCAGGATAATGCAGGAAATCCACAGGAGACAATCTTTACAAGAGTTGCTGAAATATCTTACACAACATACGTAGGAACGACTTACGATGATACTGGATTAACATCAGGAACAATTGAAATCGAATATGATACTGGTACAATCGATGTTGGAAACACACCGCCGCCACAATCTAAACTGATAATTGAATACCTAGACCGAATTTTAATGGTTGATGAAACAGATCCAACATTGCTCGTTTATTCTCAACCAAGCAAACCGCACGCATTTCCTAGCGCAAACTATCACACTATAGGCGATAAAGACGGTGGACGTATTTTAAAACTAGAAAAGCACTTAAATTCTATTATAATCCATAAAAAGAATGGTGTTTTTATTTTGACAGGTAATCCTGCTTCGAGCATTCCGGCAAGAATTAGCGGACGCGGAACAAATAACTATGGAACATCTATTTCTGACGTTGATGGATATGTCATTAGATTGTCAAACGATGGCATCTACCTAATGACTCCAACTGATTATGATAATGCAGATTTAAGAGATATTTATATTGGACGTGATGTCGTAACCATTGAGCAGGCAATTCCTTGGTCAGACACAAGCCGAATAAAAATGTTTAATTACAGCCATGGAGCTTCACAACATGTTTACCTAATTATTCCAAGCTCAACGAATTATAATTCACAAATACTTGTTTTTGACTATTCACTTGGATCTTCACAATCAGACTCTTACGGTGAATGGATGTATTACGAGGTTGGAACAGACATTTATAGTGCTTCTAATTACCAAGACTCTGGAAGCAATGTAATGATATTCGGTGACGGGTATGGGTATATTTGGAAGTGGAACAGCGGTGACGCTGATGGATATGATTTAAATAGTGATGAATTAAATGGAAATGCAACGTCTTCAACGGCAAACACTATAAGCGATACGACACAGGCGTGGACAGTAAACGGACTTGTTGGCGCTACAGTGTTTTTAAGGGATGGAACTGGTAAAAATCAAAGAAGAAGGATCGCATCTAATACTGCAACACAGATAACAATTGTTGGAACCTGGGCAGCAAATCCAGACACAACAACACAATATTCTATTGCTCAAATCGATGGATATGCAGAAGAGTTTTGGAACTCAAACGACTATGAAAACAGGTGGAAGCGGCTAAGATGGATAGTTCCATACGTGCGACAAACAGGAGCCTATGACGTTGATGTCACGTTTAGAAAAGACTTTGAGTCGGGTACCTCTGGTTCAGATACGATTTCACTGACATCCTCAACATCATATTGGGGATCATTGATTTGGGGAAGTGGATTGTGGGGAGCTTTATCTTCCACTTTACAAAGAATAAGATTTGTTGGAAAATATAGATTTTATTCCATTAAATATAGAAATGATAAAGGTGGAGAACCATTTTACTGGGATGGCCACGGAGTTTGTTTTCAAATTTTATCAGATAGGAATGGTTAATTATGGCAATAGTAGTAAAACCATACACATTTACTAATGGAACCGCAGCAGATGCAACCGAAGTAAACGCTGTTCTAGATACTCTTTACACATTGGTAAATGGTAATTTAGATACAGACAACCTTGCGGAAAACTCGGTTGATACCGCTGAACTTGTAGCTGATTCAGTAAACTTTACCAAGATTGATTGGGGAGTTGGCGCAAATCAGGTTGATGGGACTGAAACAATTTATTGGAAGATCAGCAAAGGCGCAGCCAATGAGTTAAATTTGAATCATGCTGGTCTAACAGCAACAAGAACAATGACATTCCAAGATGCTGATGACGTAGTTGTCGGAAGAGCAACGACAGATTCACTATCAAACAAGACACTGCTTTCTCCTTCTATTGCTAATTTTATTAATGCAACACACAATCATGCAATTTTATCCACTGGGGGAACTGTTGATCATGGAGTCTTGTCATCTATTGGAACAAACACTCATGTGCAAATAGATTCTCATCTTTCAGCAACAAGCGCCCATGGCGTAACTGGATCCGTAGTTGGAACAACTGGTGCACAAACAATAGATGGAAAAACATTTACAGGTGTTGTGTCAATGGCGTTTGCAGATACAGAAACATCGGACATAACGAATCTTAATGAACTCCATTTTCAAGGTGGAAGTGACAATGTTGGTGGGATATTTTTGCCGACCGATTCGCCTTATAGTCTTTATGTATTAAACCCAAGCGGCAACTCAACGGTTGAGTTTAAACCAGATTATACAAATTTTACGAGCGGAACGGTCTCTGGTAATTATATCAGAATTGGTGATGTGGCATACAGTGGTGGAACAACTGATGCGGATGGGATTTATGGCACGCCGAATTTGTGGTTTGAAGTGCCATCTGCAGGCGCGTTTGTGTTTGAAATAAATACAGCGGATGCGACAAGAATTTCGAATAATGGTATACTCCCACCAGACGTTGCACAAATGGGAAATTATACGACAAGAAGAGGATCGGCACGAGCATGGGCACAAGCTTCTTTCACATTTGCAACAACGGCAGTCAGTACGTCCGGAAGCGTGCATAATATTTCTAGTGTTGCAAAAACTGCGGGGTCGACTATAGTACAGTTTAATCTTGCAAATCCTATGAGTGGGACTACATACACTGTTGTTGGATCATCAGTGCCGCTCTCAACTGTGGCTGTTAACCCCGTTTCATCGGGAACCGCAAACATTTCGAGTGGTTATGGCGGAGATTGTACACATCATATATTGATATTTGGAGAGCAATAAAATGCAAAAAGTTAGATTATTTAAATTGAAAGATGGAATGATTGTTTACGATTTTCCTACCGAAATATATCAAGGGGGAAAGTTTGTCGATGACAAAACAAAACCTATACATAGACTAGAAATTGATTATTCTAAACCAATCTATAGCGATGCCGTTACACTTGGATATAAAAAGGAAATTATTGGATATGAACAAAATGAAGTGCTAAAGGGATATGAGAAAAGAGAGCTAACAGTTGAAGATTGTACGATTCCAGAACATTTAAAAGATTGCGAAATGTCAATCCACGAAATCGAAGAAGTTCAACATCTCATAGACAAACCATGCCCAACTTATTGCGAAGAGTTTTTACACAAAGATAAGATCAAATCAGATGACAATTGGGAAAAATATATTATGCCAACTGATTGTGTTTTTCACAAACATCTTAACAGATTATATGACAAAATGGAAAACTGTACTAATCCATTAGAAATAGCAAAACTTCAAGTGAAACTTGAAAAATTTAAGAAGTTAGACTATTTTAAGAATGAAAAAGAAATATATGAGCAAGCATTGGCTAATATGGAAGAAGATGGAATTAATAAGCCAGAAGTTAAGAAAAAGATAAATGACAAGATAAAGGGGGAGTAGTATGATAGGCGCTACGACTGCGGGAACAGTGGCAGCAGCCACAGGTAATCCATGGGCGGTACCATTGGCAATGGTTGGCTCAACTGCATTATCAACACTAGCTCAGGCATTATTGGCAAAAGATGATAAAGAGTCTAAGAGATCAATACCAGCATCAGGACCAGGACAAATTAGCGCAGATCTTCCTTCTGGTAGGGGCTATTTGCAACCTAGGCAATCATTACCACAATCGCGCGAATCACTAGCCGCATCACTATTAAGGAGATAAACAATGCCATTCTACCAACAAAACAATAAAGACAACAAAAATGTGTTTGCGCAAATGAGAAATAGGATGCAACCGCAACAACAAATGCCACTTCAAGACAAACAACTACAACAACCACAAGTAAATCAGAATGTTGGAGGAATGCCTAATTTGCCACAGCAGCAACCACCACCTATACAAAACAAACAACCTACTTTTGGCGAATCTATGGCGCAATCTTCTTTTGGCGCCCCTGCAGAACCAAGGCCTCAACCTAGATATAACACTCAAATGGTATTAGATCTTATTTCTAAAAATCGAGGTAAATAATATGTGGAACGGAATAGGTAATGGTAGATTTTACAAAGATGCAAATGGGAATTTTGTAAACATAAATAATTTCGATCCAAATATGCAATATTTTGATGCACAATCTGGGCAACCTGTAAGTTCTTCGGAAATACAGACAAACTGGAATACCACTGGTTTTAAGGACGCTTCTGGGAATTTAGTGGATATTGCTACAGGTGCGACAAATCCTGCACTTACTAGCACTAATATTCCGACAGATTTACAGCAATCTTATGGACAAATGTCAGATTATCAAAGTATGTTGTTTGACCAATTGCAGGATAAACCAAATAGCTACAACACACAAGAAGCCATATCGCAACTCGAAAGCGCTGGAACTTATCAGCCTTATAGCTACACAACACCAGAATATACTCCCCATGATTACAGCAACATAAATACTGATTATCTTAGCATGTATAATGCCCCAAGTGAATATGAAAAATATAATTTTACTACCCCTGAAATCGAAGCATTGCAGGACGTAAATCCAGTAGCAGAAGGATTATACGGAGGACAACGGTCACTTGCGGACAAACGAATAATTAAACAATATCAAGATGTTGAAGGTCAAGTTAAACAAGCCGTGGCTTCCGGTCAAACCAGACCAGAACAAGCGGCTGCACTATTAAAAGATATTGGTATTCAGAAGCAACAAGCACTTACAGAATCGGCTCAAAACATTGGATTTGAACAGGCGAACCAAGGGATTGGAATCGCTCAACAAACTCAATCTTTAGCAGCGACGCGCGGACTTGAACAAGCGAATTTATCACAACAACAACAAGCCGCGCAAGCTTCTGAAAATGCTGTAAAATATGGTTACGATGTTGATGCTGCTCAATACCTTGCCGATCTTGGAATGAAGGGATCTCAAGCAGGATTTGACGTTGCCCAAACACAAGCAGAAGAAAATCAATACGGGAACCAGGCACAACTTGAAAGGGAAATGCTAACCGCCGATGAACAAGAAAAAGCTTATATTTCTGGAGTTGATCAGGCTTACAATAAAATCAATCTTGGTCAATATGGTTATGAATCAGGTCAAAATGAATATTATAGCAGAGCCAATGCCTTACAATCAGGCGCTCAAGGTGCAGGGACAAACTTTGCAACAATTGGAACTTATAATCAAAATCAACCTGAATCAGAACAAAATAAGACTTATGGACAGACTTATCAAAGCACTTATTCTCCGCAAAACACGAGCCAACAAGGTACAACAAAACAAAGCACTTATTCTCCGCAAAACACGAGCCAACAAGATACAACAAAACAAAGCACTACAGGAACCCAGACAAGTGGCTATAATCCTGTAAGCCGACCTCAACTGGCAGCCACATCATTAAAAAACATGCAAAGACGCACAACCGCACAACAATAATAAAGGGAACCGCCATGGATTGGAGAAAAGCAATTGCAGCAAGTTTATTAGCAGGTGCCGGGGCTGGTCTTGAACAATATGGAAAACAGAAGCACAAGCAATATGAACAAAGCGACGAAGACGCAAAAAGAAAAGCAGCACTTGAGGCTGATTTTATACGGAAACAGAAAGAATATTCAGATAAATTAGATAAAGATTATCAACAAGAGTTAAAATATAAAAATGAAATGATTGGCCCATATTACAACCAACCTAAGACACAAACAAAGAAAAAAGGACAAATAAGTTTTGATGAACAAATAAGAAGAGAAGAAGAATTAAAAAAACGAAAGCTTGGCAAATACTATAAACATTCAGGCAGCACTGAAGAGCTTCTGAATCTACTAGACAAATAAATACAAGGGTAGCTATATGGAATTAAAAAAAAAAGCAAAAAATCAATTGATGGATATAACCTATTAGACGATGAAGATAGAATAGGCTCATCCCCTGAAATTTACATTCCTGCAAACATACCAGAGCTTAGAGCCGCACCAGAAAAATATGATCAACAATATGACCCAGAATTGCTTAAACAACAGCAAAAATTAGAATCTAAACGATCAAAACGTAATTATAAAACAAGCGCTTTCGACCAATTAAGCGGTGGATTTTTACGACCTTTCGAAAAACTCGCATCAACATCAATGGATATAGCAAACTATGCTAGCCGTGGTGCGTTGGGCGATTATACAATGCCAAATGATCAATCCCTTATGTCATCCTATAATATGCCATATGACTCACTCACTGGCTTACAAAAAGCTGCCAGAACAACAGGTGAAATCGCCGGCGAAGTATCACAATTCATTCCGGCGTTAAAAGCAACGAAAGCAATTGGCGCCGGTAAACTATTAACCGAATCATTGGTTAAAAAAGCAGCAAAAAAAAGAGCAGCCGGAGAGCTCGCAGAAAAAACACTTGCGAAAAGATTGACCACATACAAAGCATCAACAGCAATAGGAAGAGCACTTGACGAGGGAATCGCATCGAGCGCAATTGGGCTAATGCAATCAGGCGGTGACCCAATAACAGGCGCAACATATGGCGTACTTGGAGCCGGAGGAGAATTTGCAATTAGCGCCGCAAAGCCTTTACTTAAAAAAGGCAAACCAGTGATTGACAAGTTTAAGGAATTTTTCAAAAAACGAACTGTTGGAAGTTCAAAGAACTTATCTAACGACGAAATATTAACAAAATTCGCAGACCCTACAGTAGAAGAAAAAATAACAGAAGACTCATTGGATGACTTAATAAAATTCTTTGAAAGTGTTAAAAATAAAAAAATTGAGCCAGAAATAAAATATTCCGACGAAGACATTGCACTTGCAGAAATAATCCGCGACCTAAGATCCGCATCGACAGGAAAAAAATATTTTAATGAAGGTGAATTGATTAATGCAGAAAAATCAACCTTCCCAGATTGGTTGCCAGAATACTCAAAAGAAGCTGGTTCATCAATGCGAGATTCTAAATTAATTAAAAAAGTTACTGATCACATATTGAGCGGAGCTGAAAATAAACCAAAAAACAAGCGTGAAATCGATTTGTATGATCTAATAATGGAAAGAGCAGGTTTCGAAGAATACCAAGACAAGGGTCTGACTGCAAAAACCGCTCTAAAGCCAAATATGGAAGCCACGGCGGGAAGTATACAAGTTACAAGGCCATTAGAACAAGCTCAAAGCGATAAACTTTATCACGGTACAAATAAAGAATTTGACAAATTCAAACTATCAGAAGGAATAAAAACCGACGCATATGGTAAAGGAATATACCTAACAAACAGTAAGGAAAAAGCAGGAAGGTATGGAAGAAATATTATAGATACTACAATTCCTGAAAATCTCAACATATTGGATATTTATGACAGATCTAAAATATTAAACGACGCTGATTATTCTAAAATTATTGATAAATTAAATGAAGCTGGAATAAAAGCAATATACGAAGATGGATGGATTAAAACCAGTATCGGCAATGTTGATACATTCGACAGGCCGGCTGGAGACATAGTCATGAGTATAAACAGACATCTAAGAAAATCAAAAGATACATCAACAATAGGCCGTATTGTAAATTCTATTGGATATGATGGATTAACAACGAAAGGACAATCTAAAAAAGATTTTACAACCGTAATATATAATCCTGAAAATGTTTCTATCAATACACCGCCACAGCAAATGAAGCCACTAGCACAAGAATCAAAGCGAACTGCTCTTGAAGGTCTTCAGGATGTGACAGAATCCACTGAACAACACCAATTGCGCACAAAGCTTGCAACGCCAGAAACGGTAGCCCAAAAATTAATGGGACAATCCAAAGTATTTGATCAAGCTGAATCATTGGGCCAAACTATATCAAAAGGAAACATAGATGTCAAAAAGAAGGTTAACCTCCTAGATTACATTAGAACGCCAGACAGAGTGCTTAAAAAGATTGGACTCGAAAAAGAAGCAGGACTATTGAGGCGACAATATGACAAATACATTAAAGAATTACCGCAAGAAATCGATAAAGTCACGGCATGGTCTAAGCGAGTTAGCAAAATTGGCAATGCAAAGATATTTAATTATCTTGACGGAGATACTACTATTAATCTGACACCGGAAGAAATGCAGGTTGCCAGCGAAGTCAAAGCATACTTGAAAGAGTGGGCGGAAAAACTCAAACTCCCTGAAGATAAGCGAATCTCGCATTATATTACACACATATTTGAGCCCGACTTCATCCAAAAGGAATTTGACCAAGACCTTGCCAATATAATTAAGGATAAAGTACCAGGCAGCGTTTACGATCCATTTTTGGAAGAACGACTTGGTAAAAAAGGATATATTGAAGACACATGGCGCGCACTAGATGCCTACGTTAAACGTGCAACGCGCAAATACAACATGGATGTAGCGCTTAAACCACTTGCTAAAAAAGCCGAGGGGCTAGAACAAAGCCAATATGACTATGTCAAGAAATATATTGACCGCGTTAATCTACGACCAACCAAATTAGATAACTTGGTGGACAACACAATTAAAAGCGTTATCGGTTACAAACTTGGTCAACGACCAGTTACCAGCCTGACAAGAACTGCTAGGCAAATGATATACCGTGGTGCACTTGGGTTAAATGTTGGTTCAGCCGTAAAGAACTTGACACAGGGGGTTAATACCTACGCAAAACTTGGGGAAAAATACACAATTAAAGGATATTACGACCTATTAACCAAAGGGACCAAAGAACTAATTGAGAACGGAGCATTAGGACAGGATATTATACAGGACCGCGCTCTTAGCTCTACGCGTAAATTTTGGGAAAAATTTGACAGGAAATTGTTTTACTTGTTTGACTCAGTCGAGAAAATTAACCGTGGAGCAGCATATTATGGCGGTAAATCCAAAGCCTTGGCAATGGGAATGAGCGAAAACGAAGCAATTGAGTACGCAAAGAAGCTTGTAAGAGATACACAATTCACTTTTGGAAGTATTGACACCCCAGTGGCCCTACAATCTGACATCGCCAAACTATTAGCACAATTCCAAACTTACACGCTCAAACAGGGCGAGTTTCTTGCTGAAATGGCCCACACTAAAGACTATGCTGGACTTATGCGATATAGCCTAGGATCTCTTGCTATAGCTGCAACTATCGGCAAAGCAATTGGTATGGAATGGAAAGACTTTATCCCAATGCTCCGTTTTGGAGCACCGCCAGCTATTAAAGCACCGTTGGAAATAGGAAAAACCATAATTGGAGCGCGTGACAAATGGGGAAACATCCCAAGTATGGAGCAACGCGGCAGATCAATTAGCAATGCTTTAGTGCCATACGTACCCGCAGGAGTGCAGTCGAAAAAAACATATGAAGGATTGAGAGACACAATACAGGGTTACAGTGAGTCACCTAGCGGTCGCATTAGATACGTATTACCTTACACAATGGGAACCAAGATTCAAGGCGGTATATTTGGAACTTATGCGACACCACAGGCAAAAGAATATCACAACAAAGAACGATCCGTATTAGGCGCCAAACAATCAGATACAATCAAAGCATTAAAAGACAAGGCAGCCGCTTACAATCGCATCATGAGCAAGCGAGAAAGTAAGGAAACGCTAAACATCGCAGCTGAAAACGCGATTATGGAACTAAAAGAGATGCGCAAAAACAACCCAGAACTCGCTGCCAAAGCAATTGAATCGCTAGATAACAACAAACCGCTATTACACGCCATCAAAGCCAAACTGAAAGGCAAGAATCTAAGTGTCAAAATTATGACACAAGACATGTTTGGACGCAACGACAACGAGCGAGCAGTCAATATATACAAAGAAATGCAAGGGCTTGATAGAGATGGGAAAAAAAATCTCATTACGTCTCTTATCAAAACCGGTGCAATCAATGACGACATATCAAACATGCTAGTGCAAATCATCAAAATTAAGCAAAGCGAGGCAACCAAATGACAGACGGCCGCAAATACTCACATGATACAGTCGAAATATTGAAGGAGATCACGCGATTAACAACAGTCAACGACCAAATGAGAGAAAAGGTCAATGAAATACACGCATGTAGTCGAAAACAATGGGACTTGATAGACGATCACGCACACAGGTTGATAACAATCGAATCTAACATTGAGAGCGATCGACGTTGGCATCGTGCGATTTTAGCAGCTCTCACATTACTAACCGGCGGAATCGGTACGATAATTGTCAAATTGATAAAGCACCTATAGGGTAAGTGAACAAATATGAGTACCTACGATGACATTACTAGTGTATATATTGATAAACACTCCACTGCAATTAACCAACATGCACCAACCCCGAAGCCATGTATAGATTGGACGCAGTATAAATATTTTACCGCATCTGAAAACTGGGGTGATCCTGACATGATGCAGCATGTATTAATTGCGGAACTGGAGCGATTGCGAACCATTATCCGCGGGCCTATCATAATATTGTCCGGCTATCGAGACGGCGATACAGGCACTCACGGGGCCGGCATTGCAGCTGATATATACGCATCAGGGGTCAATACCCTAGATCTGTATATCGAGGCGATACGGCTGGATTTCCGCGGTGTCGGCCTATATCCAGAGTGGCGGCCAAACGGCGGCATACATGTCGACATGAGGACCGCTGTGCACCGTGCTTTATGGGGAGCGACATACCAGAGGTCACGCGGCCACATGTTAACCGCAAATGGGACTAAAAAACAAATCTATCATATATTGGATCATAAATTTATTTGCAAAAACTGTCAAAAACTCCTAATCACATGAATACATGATCATATAACCGATTCCCATTTAATATTATCATCTTACACATTAATTTAATCTCCACCCGCCCATACATTTTTTTTGATTTTTTTTGATTTTTTTTCTTGACATATTGTGATTGCTGTATTATAACCTCTCCTATGATTAACAAAATAAGAGGTCGTCTATGACAATCCAAGAGGCCATAAACATTATCAGGCCAGACTCAAACACATCCGAATCACTCAAATCGGCGTGGAAGACAAAATGCAAACAATATCACCCCGACATTAACCCTGACGGACTAGAAATCCAGAAACTAATCAATGCAGCGTATGACCTACTAAAAAAAACTTATGGCCAGTGGTCATTTGACAGTGCTAATAGCGACACACCTCTAGATGACATAATACAAGACTTGGTCAACAAATTGAAACATCTATCTGGGCTAACGCTAGAAATATGCGGCGCCTGGCTCTGTATCAGCGGAAACACCAAAACACACAAAAATGAGTTAAAATCGGCTGGGCTTAGATACGCAGCTAAAAAACAAATGTGGTATTGGTGACCAGCAACATACGTTAAACGCCATCATAATCAATGGGATATGTCGCAGATTCGGAACGTCTACGGATCTATGAACATTAAACCAGAACAGGCGCGAGCAATTGCATAGTGTTAAAAAAACGCAAATGAAACAACAGTAAAAATATATAAGGAGGTGACAAAATGAACATAGAACGACGACACTACCTGGGCGGGAGCGACGCAGCCGCCGTTATGGGTTTGAGTCGATGGAAAAGTCCAATCGCATTGTGGGCTGAAAAGACGGGTAGGGTCGAACCCGGAAACATTAGCGACAAGCTGCCAGTAAAATTAGGCATCAGGCTAGAGCAAATCGTCTGTGAGCTATTCACAGAGGAGACAGGGTTAAATGTGCGTCGCGTCAATGATGTTATTACACATAAAGAGCATAGCTTTTTATGTGCTAACATCGACCGCCGTATTGTGGGAGAAAATGCAATCCTTGAGGCCAAAACCTGCAGCGCTTATAAGGCCTCAGAATGGAATGACGATGTACCGGTCGAATATCTCTTACAGTGCTATCATTATCTGGCAGTTGCACGAGCAAAAACATGCTATCTGGCAGTTTTAATCGGAAATCACGAATTTAAAATCAAGAAAATAAATAGAGACGAACACAAAAACCAGATTTCGCATCTAATCGACGCAGAGGTTAAATTTTGGAACAATCACATATTGGCAGATGCAATGCCGGAAGTCGTAACGTCCAGAGACTCTGACGTTTTGTTTGCATTATTTCCAAATGCAAATCAGCCCGCCCTAAAATTTGGAGATGAATCAATACATGTTAAACGAGCAATAGAGCAAAGAATTTCAGACAAAAAACTGATCGACGATGCAACGACAAGAATGAAAGAGAGTGAGAATGTGATTAAATATCACATGCAAGATCACGAAACCGCGCAGCTAGATGACTATAGAATAACCTGGAAAAATCAAACAAGAAAGTCAATAGATGTCAAGCGGTTAGCCGAAGAACAGCCTGATATTGCAGAAAAGTATCAAACAATAACAAAAATGAGAGTTTTAAGAATCACAGAAAAGAAAAAGGAGAATGACAATGACTAAAATCGAAACAGTTAAACAAGAATCACTAGATCTGCAAAAGAATGAGACAAAAGACCTATATCAGGTAGAATCATCGAGGGCAATCCAAGAAGTTCAGGGGGCGATCATTATTGCAAACAAGTTCCCGCGTGACATTAATGTTACATACAATGCAATACTAAAAGAATGCCAAAGGACAGGCCTTGCAGAAACTGCAATTTATTCTTATCCCAGGGGTGGGCAAACAGTATCGGGCCCAAGCATTCGGCTTGCTGAGGTATTGGCCAGAAACTACAAGCACCTTGACTATGGGATAAGAGAACTAAGCCAAGGCAAAGGTTATTCTATCATGGAAGCATTCTGCTGGGATATGGAAAACAACGTGAAAGCTACGAGACAATTTAGGGTTGACCATATAAGATATTCTAAAAAATTTGGCAACTCCGAGCTTTCGGACCCACGAGACATATATGAAATGACGGCTAACAATGGCGCGCGAAGATTAAGAGCCTGTATTTTACAAATCATACCAGGTGACATTGTAGAAGCAGCTGTAACCGAATGCCAGAAAACATTATCCGGTGGGAATAATAAACCATTAACGGATAGGGTAAGAGACATGATTGTGGCGTTTGGAAAACTTGGAATAGAGAAAGATGATATTGAAATGCGGCTTGGTTACAAAGTTGCGAAAATGACTCAAGATGATCTGGTTGAATATACAGGCATATATAGGAGCCTTAACGATGGAATTACAAAGCGTAATGATTGGTTCAATGTTGTTGAGAAAGTCAAATCACCTAAAAATAAAAATGTAATAGATGGACCTACCGCAGGCGAACTTTTTGCACAAAGGGGGAAAGATGAACCCGATAAAAGTAAATAGAATTTACTGGACCGAGCAAATGATAAAGCAAGACATAAAAAATCGATCAGCACTTGCAAGATTACTCAAATGCTCGCCTAGCAAAATCCATAAAATCTTTTGGGAGCAATACGAACACCCTAACCCTGTGGATCTTAACAGAATTTGTAGGGCCCTTGGGGTCAAAACAAAACAGAATAAGTCAAGGTTATTCCAGGGATTTAAAGAGTAGGGGAAAATAATCCGCGCCGTTTGGGTTAAA